GTTGTCTGCCGAGTGCTGAACCTTGATTGTTGTTACGCCACCACCAACTGTGTTTGCTGGGACGTGAAGAATTGCGAAGCCGCCGTTGGCACTTGACGCTGCGTTGTCAACTGAACCCAAGTTACCGAGCGCACCGTGCGCTATCGAAGCGCCGGTTGTTAGCTGAACACCGCTCTGACCTGAATAAGTCAAGTTAGTAGTGCCATCAGTGGTTGCTTGGAAATCAGCAGAAACAGAAACAACATCAGCCACAGGTGACGAAATGTTGTATGTCAGTTCATCTGACTGCATCAAGATCGCGCTGTTGCCAATCGTTCCAGCTTGAATCGCCACTGTTGAAAGTGGGCTTGTTGCGTTAGCCAGCAGAGCGTTAAGTTCTTCGTCTGACCCGTCCGTGTCAGCAGACCACAATCCGCTAAGGCCCATCGTCGCAGTCTGTAGACCGGGAATGAAAGATCTTGATGACGCACCGAACGCAGTTATGTCGGCTGTCTCAACTGAGAACGTGCTGTCAGCCGAGTTGAAGTAATCGCTCAGGTCGAACTCATCGATATAGGTTTTCGTTCCTTTGCCATGAATGAAGGTAGGCATTACTCGTCCTCAGCTTTCGGTGTTTCGATCTTCGATTCAGAGGCTTTGCCAGCTAGTTCAAGAATGCCGATCTCGATAAGCCATTCGGCTTTTTTCGGTGGCATCTCTACAGTCTCGCCAGCTTCGTAACGCTTACCTGAGAACTCAATTCCAGACTCACCGTCGTCTCCGCCGGTCACTTTATATTTGGTCATCGCGCTCCTCTTTTGAAAATGGCGCGGCCAAAGGGACCGGCCACGATTGGGCACTGGACACAAAGGTCACTGCTGGCGAGTGTAGTCGCACTGAGGTTGCACCTTGATGTAACTAGGCAGATTCGTTGATTTCCTTACATCTAGGACATTGGATACGCCACGGAGCCGTCACCATTAACGCAAGCTTCTTTACACAGTTGCCGCACCGCACTTCGATTCGAGTTTCCCGTTGATGCTCAGGCGTGCGTCGCACCTCACCATAAGCGTCAGCTACGTCAGAACTCTTAGGGTCTGGTAATTGCATGAGAACACCGCCCGTTCTTCCATATCTCGATCAAGGTAGAACGGAGATTGCAACCCGTCCGCACGCAGGTATCGAACGCCTGACAAAGATTCGTTATCGATTAACTGCATTTTTTTGTAAATATCTTCGGCAAGGTCTGAAGCGTCGGAATAGGCAACAGCGCGCACAAGCACCTGTGCTCTCGGTCGTGTATAGGCCGGAAGCGTAGAACCGCCCATCGCTTCAACGCTGCTCTGTCCAGCGGTTTCAATTATCGCTACGCAAGTATCCGGGGTTTCAGGTAACCGTCCCAGAAACAAATTTGTCCCAAGCGTAAGTGAAACATCTGTCACAGTCGCTGCGAGGTAAGTACCAATCTCTGGAAGAAAAGCCATATCAATTACCCGGCCTAAGGATGTCCATACCGGCAGCAATCAGGCGATGCTTGAACCCTTCCGGGTAGCTTTGTGTTTCTTGGGTAAACGGATATTCGAGATATTTTGGGCCACCGTTGGTACGATCTCCCGGCTCTGTCGGACCCATTCCTGTCCTGCCTCTTGAATTGCCCGGAGGCTGTGGAGGATGCCAGAGATCAAAGTTTTCGTGTTGAACCAAAGCATACGGTGCGCTTGGTCCACCGTAACTGATGGATGCTTCTACCTGATTACCTCGGCGTTGAGGATCAACAATGTCTTGGCTTGCTCTTAACTCACCCGTATCTTCTGGCACCATTTCATCAGCATGACCAGCGACATCGCGTATCGCAGTTTCAACAGCGCGCAAGATTGCGTGCTGCGTATCAACTCCTAACGCATCAAGTTTGGCTACTACTTCTTTTGTCCCTTGCATCTGGTAAGTGATAGGAGCCACATCAACCTCGCTTCGACTTTGCGCCCACATAAATAACTTGTGCCACCTGTCCCAGCGGATCACGTTTCGTGTTCACTCGAACAATCGGTCGGGTAGCTGAAATCGGGGCAGGCAAAGTGATCTGGTCTGTGACATCAACCGCAATCGACGCATCAGGAACATAAGCGATGTAATCCACATCGCTCAGATTCTCGTCAGCATTCCGTCGCGCTTCATCAACTCTAATGATGTAAGCGTCATAGGTTGTAGCGCCACCGGAGTAGGTGCGTTCGCCGTAGTTATTGACCGTTGATGTCGTGCGGATCTGCACCGTGTCCGGTGTCATGTTCACTTTCAGGTCAGTCATAAACTGCTGCGATTGTGATGCCATCAGTCAGCCCCGGCTCCAAAGTTAGCGATAACCGTATTTGCTCCACCTCGGCTGTTAGTCCATTGACCGCGGGAGAAGAACGGCTGAACAATGTCGCTGTTCTCCTCATCGATCTCTTTATCGGAGACACTGATACCGCCAGCATACGGAGTTGGCGTATTGCCTTCCCGTAACGCTTGCTGCTTCAACAACGCTGCTTGTTCCCGAGCATTCGTCGCTTTCTGGAACATATCGACCTTCAGATCGCCCACGCTTTGATCTGCGAGACGACTGAACTTCGACGCTATGGCAACCATCACCCGATACGAAACTTCGTACAGCGCTGTTGTGGCCGTGTCAGAACCAGTGACTTGATTATTGGTCCACGCTATTTCCTCATCATTGATGAGTTGATCGTTTGTGTCGGTGTCACCAGTAAGGAAACGAATCGCAGCCAGAGCGCTAGCTGACGGATCACCGCCATAAGTCCACGTCATGTTGCATAGAACACAGAACCGACGTGTGTTCCTGCGCCACTCAAAGACACATAGATACCGTTAGTGCAAGCAATACCGCCAGCAACTCTGTAGTTGGCTGATTCGTCAGCAGCCAACGTGACCTGATAAATCAAGGTGCCAGAAGCTGCGGAGCCGTTGTCATAAATCTTTATCGTCTTAGCGCCAGTCGAAGTGAAACAGCCGCCGAAAAATATGGCGTCGCCGTTTACGATTACTTTTGACGCATCTGCGACCGCTTCGATAGTCGCTGCGTATGGTGGAGGGATTGCACCCATGATCGTTCCTTAATCGTTCCAGTGGGCAAGAATTGTGCCCGTTTGATTTCCAGCGCCGCTTTCAAGCACTTCGAGATATAAGCCATCGGGACAGGCCACGCCACTATCATAGTTAATGTTCTCAGACGCATCTTCCGCTATAGCTTGCTGATAGATCAGTGTCCCAGTGTTATCAACGCCGTTGAACGCTTTTACCACTACTGATCCGGTCCCACCAAGAGTGCTCGTATTGAGCACACCTTCTGTAGCACTATCCAAAGTGAAGCCGCCGGTACCGCAAGTGAAACAGCCACCCATGAAAAGGGCACTGTTCCTCGTTACCACCACCTCATTAACGAAGTGTTGTTTTCTTGCGGCGTACGGCGGAACAATCCTTGCCATGTGCGTCCTTAGAAAGAGTTAGAGGGCCGGGTCGGAAGTGCCGACCCGACCCTCTGATTAGTGGCGTAGAGGTGGGGTCTACGCTGCTACTGGATTGCTAAAGAAGTAGCCCAGTGCTGATGAAACAATCTTGGTATCCCAAGCTGCTTCAATCTCTATGCGGTCAGCCTTTTCAGCTTCCATACGGAAGCGACTGATCGCAGATGAGGTGCCCATGCCAGCACTCAAACCAGACCAGACCATTGTGTACCCCGCGGACGGGACCATTAGGCCGGGATTGGTAGGCGTGTAGCAAAGGAGGGCATCCCTGTCACCGATTTGGCTGAAGGAATCAGTTGCGCCTTCAGCAGCGGTGTTGTAGGTGCCAGCCATGATCAAGACACGATCCACGTTGAACAAGCGAGCAAGGAGATCCTCGGTCACTGAGTCCTGTGAGGTGTATTTGATCCTGTCCACGATGTCTGCGTTGTCCATCAAAGCAGAGAACACCTTGTAGCTCATAATCATCGTGTTAGGGACGTATCCCGTGTTTGTGAGCACAGTGTTCTTGCCAGCTTCGACATCCGCAATCGGTGTGGAGTTGGCGGCACTCCAAAGGGTGCCGGGTGTTGAGTCGGTGCCCCATACGCCTGTGGTGAAGGCGGCGGAAGCCCATTCAACTTCTTGACGAATCAACATTTGTTGCGTCAGGAAGCGAGTGGCATCCATGTCTGGGTCAAGTGGTGCGTCAGAGTTGGCGCGTACTTGGTCACCGATGTCTTTGTGAAGTGCGTAAACCTCAGCAGAGTACGTCGCTGTGGACAAGCTGTAACCGGTACCGGCGGATTGTGTTCCGTCTGCACGTAGTTGAACTTGGTCACGGAAGAAGTCGCCTTGCGAATACGTGAAGTATTTGTCTGACTGCTTCTGGACGTTTACCTGTGGGAACGCACGTGAGGCTACGAATGCGTATGCCTCTTGCATGTAGGCGACTGACATATTTGTCAGGATCGCGTCTACGTGTACGTCACTTACTGTTGGTTGTGGCATTTAAGTAATCCTCCTATGCCGCTCGGCCTGCGCCAGCGCAGTTAATGAGTGCGGTGAAGGTTTCACCAGCGGAAGCTGCACCAATAGCCGTCCCAATGAGACGAACCGTGGTGTCAGATCCGGCAGCGATTGAATCAGCCTGACCATCAGCAGACGTACCAATGTTAGCGCCAGCGGCAACAGTGCCGTCAGCAATGATCTTGGTAACGCCGATGAAGCAGATTTCTGCAACTTCGCCAGATTCTGGTTTGTTGAGCAAGACGCCGATTGGTATGTCAGTGATTGCTGAGCAGACATTGACTGTCGTAGCGGAAGCAAGCTTCACAATGTGATACTGCTTTGCTGACAGATCTGCGGCAGCCTTCAGCGTACCGATCTTCATCTGGCCTTCTGTGTATGCAGCCATGATCAGCTACCGGCCCTTTCGTTGATGTAGTCGTTGTATAGCGAAGGATTACGCTCGGCTACGAGAGTGATTCCTTTAGCAAGCGAGGTCACTTCACCGTCATCAAGAAGCGTTTGTGCTGCTTTCTCGATTCGGCCATAAGCATCCATCGCTCCATCTTCGTCACCCTCGGCTCCAAGCTCGGTGAATACACCGGCCTCGGAAAGAGCAACGCTTGATGCGCTGAGGACTGCTTCTATTTCTTTAGCAACCTCTTGGTCGGCGGCGCGAAGGCGTACAAGTACCTTGGCGAAATCAACTGGATTCAAGCCGGGAAGAATTGCCCACTGGTGTGAAGCGGTAGCCGCTTTCTCCAGTTCCCGTTCCTCAACGAGTTCACGGTGGGCTTCTTTAGCCAAATCAAGTTGTTTCCGCAGGTCTGTAAGTTCCTTCTGCACCTCTGTCTGATCGGGGCCGTCAACTGATGCGAGAACTGGAGTTGCTTCTGTTTCCATTTCTGGTGCAGCTTCAACTTCAGTTGCTTCTTCAATTACGTCCTCGACTTCTGGAGTGGCATTGAGTTCCACAGTGTTCTCCTGTGAGTC